GTCAAGAACTACCGGAGGTGTAGCGGGAGCGGAGGCAGGCAGGGCAGGGGCGGGGGCTGATGCTGGCGAGGCTGGAGGCTTCGCAGGAGTGGAGGAAATGCCTTTACCGCTAGCCGAGTTTGTGAGCACTGCAAAGGCTTTTGGGCCTACGAAAATTATGCCCACTAGCGCCAAGATTGGAACGATTACGAAAAGCGGTATTCGTTGTTTTTGCTTGGTGTGTAGCTCACTGGATTTATACAGGGCATACGCGCTTTTTGGGTAATTGAAGTACGTTTTTGCTGTACTTGATGCGGGGTTACAGTTTGAGGAGCAGGAGTCCCAATCGTAGATTACAGCCCGAGCCATGCCGAACAAGCGCCGCACGTGCTGATGGCGACCGACCAGCCGCCTGACGTTTTGGTCAAGAAGCATCGGAGATTGAGTGATGATGACGAAATCGACACCTAAATGCCGATGCGTTTCCAACATCGCAACTTCTTCTTTTACCTTGGTGCCAGCGCCGCGAGGTCGCCAATGTCGCTGGACTTCATCCACGACGATCACGTCACCGGGTTTGCACCACTTGTGCCAGTTCCAAAGCCCGTCACCTTCTTCGGTTGGTTCGACTTGACCCTGTACGAGTTTGCCGGGAGCCATTAGCTCATGGTCTAAAAGCAGGTTTGGAATGTTGTCTACAACGATGCGCCGGGAGGTTTCTTTACCCTCAATTTCGATTTTCTGCGCCGCTAGTTCTTGCACCAGCTTGGAGACAGCATAAAGGCTTTTACCCGCACCTGGCGAGCCTGTAACTAGATAAATCATGAGCCGCCCACTATGAAGCGGGTAGCAGAGACAGCAACCCAAATGCCAACGCGAGTTGTGAGAGCGCCGGCAATTATTCCCAAGGCTTGCGGAATGCCAGCCATACCGGAAAGCGCCAGAACATCGCCGGGAATGCCTGCGTAATTCTGGATTGCAAGGTCGATCAGGCCCTGTAATGAAGTGGTGACCCCTGCAAAAGTTAGCGTACCAATTCCAAGCGTGGTAAGTACTCGGAGGATGAGGGGGCCAGCTAGACCCATGAGGACGGAAACAAGGGACATAGCTACACCCTAAAAGAATCAGCGAGGATGAACGCCGCAATGAAGCCGCCCAACGCGATAAAGATGAAGCGCAAAACGAGCATCTGGTCGCAGATCGGGTTGTAGCTGATGGCGTACTGATGGCCCAACACGGTGAACGGCAGGGGAGCAGGGCAACCGCCGCCCATGCTGAAAGCCTGCGAGACTATCGACACATCGAAATTGCGGGTTTTTAGCGGGTCTGGTGCTGGAGGTTCGCCAATATCGGCACAGGCGAGGATTGACGGAAACAGGTCACACAAGCCGGGATTTTCTTTAGGGGTTGCGACTTCATCGACTGGAGGCGTGACAGGAACCGGGACAATTTCCGTAGAAGGTTTAGTGCCAGTTGTCGTAATTTCTTTGGGTTGTAATTCGACTTGCAAGGGGCTTTGGGCAGTAGGCGCAGGAACAACGTCGGTTACAGGCGAACGCCATGCAGGGGGGCTACTGTCTGGGACGGGTACAGGTTCACCAGTGGGAACGCGCAATGGCTGTGGCAAGGGTTCGGGGTCATCGCTTGGGTTGATGATTGGCTGCTCGACAGGCAAAGGGATTGGCAGGGCTTGGGGCACACCATCGGGGATTGGCTGGGCACCATCCTCAAATTCCGGTTGAGTGACCGGGAGAGGCTGGCCGACCCTTGGAACTTGAACAGGTTCAAAGGTAATAATTGAAAAGCCTTCAGCGCCGTTATTTTGCTGGATTCGTTTTAAAACGCAGCTGGACGAATCACACGATTGGATTGAAAAAGAATAACCAGATATTTGTGAATTGTAAGAAGCAGCAACAGCAGCACCACCAGAGGCGGGAGATATGAAAAGCTGCCCCGGAAGTTCACCAGTTGAATAAAAGGTATCAAAACCATCAAGAGGGCGTTTTTTCCAGACATTACCGTCCAACTCAAAGCCGCCGCTTAAATAGTAGTTATACAAGGCAGAGCCAACGCCAGCCGCCGTAATAAGTGCAATTCCAGCCGGAGTAAAGCCGAACGCAGCCGCAACGCGCGGAGCATTGGCCGCAAGGCGCATTTGCACAGGCATAGTGACTGCTTTGCCTGCTACGTTAAGGGTAGCACTGGTACGCACTGTTTTAACCGCGCTCCAAACGTCGTTTGCCGCTGATTTATAGGCATACCCGGTTGCAGTATTTGAGAAGGCAGGGACGGCCAGTTGCGCATAGCCAGCGTAAGCGGACGAGCACAGAAAAGGAATTGCGAGAAGAAAAAAGCGTTTTTTCATTTTGCTAAGACCCAAAGCAATATGCAGAAAGTAAGCGCAACCTGAATTTCTAGAGCGTTATTCATTGTGGGTGTTGAAAAGTTGATAAAGACGTTTCAAGGCCCAGATTGAACAGACCGCGCCGAGGGCAACGCCGAAAACTATGGTTTCAGCTTGGATTACTTCAGGCCGAGCGCCGGAGGACTGGACAACACTAGAGATTGCAGACGTTAGGGCTTGAATGTCGGCAGAGGTCGCCGCACTGGTGGGGGTAGGCGTGGGGGTGGGGGTCGGTGTTGGTGTCGGTGTGGTGGTGGGGGGCACGACGGTACAACCGGACGAGCAGCCAGCCGGAGAGAATGAGTAAGAGGCGAGGGGCTCATAAGCCGCAACGCCTGAGAAACTTTGAGAAGTTGTCCACGTTGTCCCGTCATCGGAGTATTGAAGCTGGAACGCCGTTGGCATGCGGGTTGCGCGTAAGGCACTATTTCCAGCCGTTAAAACGAGGGAGGCAACATCTACGGGGGTTGCGAACTGAGCGCCGATGTAGGCAGGGCCAGCCGTACCAGCAGTGGCAGCAGCAGCCCAGAGCGTGGAGGCGTTACCGTCGAAGGCTTTTGCAGCGTCCACGCCGTTGTGCTCAGTGGAGCTTGCAGAGAATGAAGCGCCAGCAATGGGAATTGCACCGGAGGCACTCAAAAATTGAATTTCTGCGATGCTGGTGAAATAGGCATCGGTTGTTGAGGTTGATGTGACGTTGACGCGCCAATGTGTATGGGCTGTCATGCGACCAGCCTAATTCGGGTTTGAACGAAGGCTTGCACGATTTTCCCGAGTTGGTCGGCTTGATCAATCGGGAGATTGACACAGACGAGAACAGCGGAGCCTATGGGCTGATCATTGGCGATTGACTGCGCCATCATGTCAGCGAGGAAGCGAACCGAGGTAAAAGATTCTCGGCTTGTGATGTTGAGGGGAAAACTGTAGATTCTGGAGCGCATAAGGGAGACCGTTTTTTTGTGGAAACGGTACGCCCGAAGGCGCACCAGAAAAAGGGCAGGGGTTAGCCGCGCTTGATCAAACCCAACACTTTCACCACGCCGAAGATTGCAGCGGCCATGGTGATCATTACGCCCAGAACAGCCAAAACGGCGGTTTGTGCGTCAGCAACGCCAGCAGTTGCGGCAGTCACATCGACAGCAGCGAAAGAAGAACCAGCAACCAGAGCCAAGCCAGTGAGGGCCAATTTTTTGATAGAGAACATTTTGAATTTCCTTTAGGTTAAGTTGATGTTTTCGGAATGAACACACCCCAAGACCCCGCACGCGAGGCTATGGGCTGGGGTCAGTCTCTGGTGTCTTTGATGAAATCAAGCACAGCAACAACACCCCAGACCGCTATTGCGAACGAGAGAAAAAAACCCATCACTTCCATAACCGCAACGCCCGCTTCTTCAACCCCGAAGGTTGCCGCCGCTACGTCAACCGCTGCGAAGGCGTTAGAAGATGCGAAGTACGCCAGGACGACGAGGAAGAGGACAAAAATTAGTTGTTTAGGCATATCAAAAGTGTTCAAAGGTTCGGGGATTAACAAGCGCGCGGAAATGTGGAATACGCCCCGGCGTGGAAGCGTTCTGGTAATTGACGAAGGGCGCGCAATTCAATGCCGCCGGGCACTTTTCGCACCGAATAAGCGGGTTCGAGAATTTCCCCACTAGTGAGCACCAGAGAACCGGCCCTGCGTAGGACTTCCCCGACACCGTGGGAAAGCTTGACCCATTCGGGGAGGTTGAGCCATGACCGGACAGCGCGCCCGGTTGCGTTGAGTCCACCAATGCCATATAGCCGAAGTCCTTTGGGGAAAATAGTCAATTCGCCCAGTTTCGAGAGGTATTTCATGAGGTAGCCAACGCCGCTTTGGGCTTTTTGGGTGTTGGTCATACCGTGGGGCCACCATGCGGAAACGTGCCGCTTTTGGGTCACTGTCTTGGTGCTTTTGTCCCATTGAGGCATGCGGACACCTTGGGGGAGCCATGCCAAGAGGTGATAGTGAACAGCGCCCCGGCCTTGAAGCTCTGCAACCCATGTATATCGGCAGGCATAGCCGCGAGCCTTGCACCAGTCCCGGAAGCCCTGAACGGCCTTGCTTATGTGTTGGGCTTGCCAATCGTTCACGCCCTTGTAAGTCAAGGTTACAAACCAGACGACAGGAGGACGAAAACCAGCATCGGCAATACCGTGGAGGTGGCCAGAGGCCCAGACCGATTTTTTTAACCGTTTTACCCTACGTTCTGCAACTTCGGGACGAGAAAAATTAATCGTTTTCCGATTTGTTTTAGATGGGACAAGCCCCGCGCCTGCCGCGCCTGCCACGGTCGCCGCTGCGCGGCTGCCCATGTCAGTCTCGCCCGTCGCGCCCAATGCTCGCGCCTGCTTTTCAAATGCTGCACAGTCATTAGAGAGGGGCGAACGTTTATGGCCGTTCTTGATACAGAAGGCTTTCCAGTGGGCGAGGTTTGCGGCGGTGTTCATTGCGCGGGGGGGCTTATACGTGCGATGTGTGCGGCAGGCCAATTAATGACCATGCCGGAGTCTTGGACGGTTTCGAGGTAAGCCGCGAAAACGTTGTGGTGGTGAAACTTCGGACTGCCCGGGAGACAGGCCAAAGCACCTTAAAAGCGCGTTTACGCTTTTGGGGTGCTTCGGGTTTCACAGGTTGCCCCCGGCGATAACGTGGCCGTGGCCGTCGGAGTAGCTGAAAACGGCCACAAGTTCGTCGGCTTCAAGACTGACGGAAACGTCAAGGCGCGGTGTGTTGTGGTCCAGCGATTCACTGGCAACGGATAGAACGGCGGAACGTAGACTTTCAAGCCTACAGATGCGCCGTACTTCGTCAATTTGTTCTGCTTTCAGCATAGGGAAGCCCCCCCTTATGCTTTGGAAAGTGGAACCAAGCGCGGAGACACTTCCAGCCGCCCATCACGGGAGACATACAAAGCGGAGGGGGCTAACTGGTATTGACCGCGCTGATAGGGGAACTGGCCCTCTTCAAGCACGATTTCAAATTTATCTGGGAATTCGGAGACTGCACCGTCTTTGCCGATGGTGAAGGCGTGGCCCGTTTGGAAGCGCATGTGGTAGGGCTTGCCGGAGGTTTTGCCTACGCCCTTCATTTCGCGGATTTCGGGGGATGTGATGGCGATTTTG